CCGGCGGCACGAGCCGCCTGAGCCGCGTCAGCGATATTGAGCGCACCAAGAGGCAGCCCCCCGACCACCTGCCCCGCGAACCGCGCAATCCCACTATTCTGCTCGTCGTATAGCTCCATACCGCGACGACGATCGAGATTGTCGTTATACGTGCCGCCTTGGGCCACCGTGTCAGCAAGCGCGCCGGCTTCGTCCATAAAGCCGAGCGTCAGCGCATTGCCAGCGCCTCGAGCGGCAGCGCCAAGCGAGCCGTCGCCAGCGTCGACAGGCTTGACCTCATCGCGGCGGTAATCCACGCCGAGCGGCGTGCTGCGGTTTTCGGGCTTGGCGTAGAAGGAGGCAATGCCTTCCAGGTTCTTCATGCCTTCCGCATCAGGCGCGCGACCAAAGCCGCTAACAAGGATAGCGAGCTGCTGTGCGTTTGCCCCGGTCTGAGCCAGATCCTGTAGCTGCTTGGCCTGCGCGTCGGTCAGCCGACTCGCCGCGGCCTGAACCTGCGGTCCCTCATCGGCAAACTGCAACGTTCCGCCCGCATCGCGGTTCTGTGGTGGCGGCGTGCCCCCGTCAGGCTGCGTAGGGTTTGGACCCGTCGGGGGTGCGCCGCTTCCAACAGCAACAGCCCCCGCCGCGCCAGATTGCTGATCACCTCCTTTCGCCTGCTGCACAGGATTGAGGTCGGCGGCATACTCGCCGAGAAGCGCGTCCACAGCCTCGGGCTTGTAGCCGTTGGCCTTCAGGTAGTTGGTGCGACGCGACAGCGCGTCCTTAACGATCTTCTCGCGGCGCGCGAGGTTGGCGCGGATTACACTCGGGTCCATCGACGGCGAAATGGTCGTCGCTTCGTATGCCTTGCGCTCACCCTCGGTCAGCGCAGCGCCAAACAGCTGATTGCGAATCTGATTGTCGGCCGAGCGGAACTGCGCCCACCACTCGCGCTGACCCTCGCTTCCAAAGCCGCCATAAAGGCCCTGCACACGGTTCTCGAGGTCGCCCGTCAACGTGTTACCAGCGAACTCATCCTTGAAGCCGCCGACAGACGACTTGAGCGTGGCGTACGTGCTGACCTGATCCTCAACACGCTTGGCCGCGCTATCGGGAAGCGGTTTACCGCCGCTAGCTGCACTAGCTGCTGTACCACCGCCAAGCCCTAACGCCTGGCGAACACCGGCAACGCCAAGCGACTTGCGAATGTCCGTTGGAACATCCGAAGGATCGGTGATAGTTTCCCAGCCGTCGTCAGCCATTAGCGGCGCCTCCGCTGTAGCTTGCCATCAGGCCCGATGCGATACTCATAGGCGCCACCTCCGCCACCAGAGCCGCCGCCGCCGGCTAGGCGAGACTCCCTGCGATCCGCACGCGCAGAGGCTTCGTTAGAACGATCAATAGATGCCTGTAGCGAGCGCTCGCGCAAATCTAGCGCTCGGTCTGCTCGAGCAGCGGCAGCTTCGGCATTGTCGGCCTTGGCACCGATGCCCAACGTCTGAAGCATACTAGACGAATGCTCAGGACCGATCAGCCCCGATAGCGCATAGCCCAGATAGCCTTGCGCCTCCCTGGTTTTGCCGTTCTTCACAAGGTCGATTACGGCATCCGTCTGGTCGGTATTGATGCCGGCTTTGGCCAATGCATCACGACGCTCGTTCAGCGTTTTAATCGCTAGATCCGTCTTCCCCGCCGACAGCGCGCCGAGGGTCGACGTGGCAGCGACTACGAGGTCATTCTTCTGACCAGCGCTGTAGCTATCTGCCCCATCCTGCAACGCTTTCTGGTGCTCGGGAAAGCGGGCGCTCAATTCAAGCAAAGCCTGCGGCGTAGGGTTGGAGAGATAACTACCAAGACCTTCCTGATAGGCGGCGTCATTTGCTTGGTCGGCCGTGAATTTGGCCTGGGCCAGCTGAATACGCTGCTGCTGATCGGCGCGCATGGCCTGGCGGTCAAGCGACTGCTCTTGCAATGCCTGCCCCTGATTGCGAAGCTGAAACCCCTGCATGAGCGGGCTCGTGTCCAGCTGCTCCATCAGAGCGCCGTAGTTGATCGGTCCTTGCACCATCAGAATCCCACCACGGCGCCAGCGATCTTGATCGCGTTGTTGAATGCGGCGGCGTTACGGTTGCCCATAGCGACTTGCCCGCCAGCAATTGCGGCGCCCTGATCGCCGAGAAGCTGTCCGATGTTGCTCGCGACCTGCAAACCCGCATTGCCCGTGCCAGCTGCGGCGTTCTGCCCAAGCGAGGTTAGCCCGCCGTACTGATTGTATTTGTTGGTAATGGTATTAGCGAGCAGGTCGGAGCGGAAACGCGCCAGGCTGTTCTGCGTATTGCCCCCGCGCAAACCGCCGGTTGCCGCCGCGTTCTGCAAGATAGCTTCCTCGCCCTGCTGGACGCCGCTGGTGTACTCGGGGCTGGTTAGCAGCCCGTTGATAGCGTCCTGCTGCTCCCCGGTGCCGTTGAGGCCGATAAGCGCCATCTGAGCTGCCAGCGACTTAGAGCCGGCCTGGACAAATGGCTGCTGGAGCTGTTCAGCGGAAAGACGAGCGGCGCGCTGCTCAGCGATAGCCCTTTCCGCGGCAGCGGCCTGCGTGTTAGCGGCCTGCTGCGCGCCCTTAGCGGCTTTGTTCGCACCGGTGATCCCCCCGACTACCGAACCGATCGCGTCTCCAATGAAGCCCACCCGCGCACCTTTTAGCAGGACACGCGGCCGGGGCGTAGTTACGCGGCCAGTGATAGTGTACGCTGCCAATCCTCACGGGTCAAGCCAAGCTGGTAGATGCCGTGCGGCTTGCCGTCGATCATCACAGCATCACGCCTATAGCCTTCCATTTCGAAGCCGAGATTGAGGCAATAATTGCGCGCGCTCGGGAGCGTGTCGACTACGGGTGCGGTAATACGGCGCAAAGCAGGCGTTTGCCACAGCTGTGTCAGGAACTCATACCCGAAAGCATGGCTGAGGCCGATGGCGTCTTTGAGCAAAGCTGCATGTACCTCCGTTTCCCACGGCGACAAGCGGATTTCCATGAAAAGGCCGTACAGCCCGCCTTCCCAATAGGCGCCGTGATAGGTCAGCGCATCGTGCTCGATGTAGCCAGGCTCTCGCGCGTCGTGTCGCAGACGACTGGCAACCCACGGGTCGGTGACGATCGACTGGATGGCGGCGCGGTCGGTGAGGGGGTGGACTAGGAGCATGGGGCGGAGTATAGCACGTTTGCGCCAGCGAGGTCAGGCCAACGGGCTTCACTGAGCGGGGGCGGCGAGACGCTACAATGCGCGATTGGGGTTTCGCCGCCCAATTCACCCCGTCAGCGCGTGGTTAGCCCGCAGATCGTCTACCACCGCCTTCAGCGCACGGCTATGCGCCTGAAGAGCATCTGCCAGCGCTTGCACCTCCGCTTTCGTAGGCGGATCGCTGATCGTAGGAGCGTCATAGGTCGTGAATGCCAGTCGTGAGGCCGTGCCCGTTGGTGCTGCCCAGGGGAGCCCTGCATCCTTTGCTACCTTTTCGTCAGCGAGTTCATAGGCCGCGTCAGCCCGCGAGTAAGCGGCGTTCGCGCGGGAGTACGCATCATCGGCCCGCCCCTGTGCGGACTGAGCGCTTGACGATGCGTTCGCGGCGTTGCTGGCGGCAATCTGTGCCTGCTTACTCGCGCTATCGGCCGCGTCTTGTGCAGCCTGCGTGTCCTGGGGCTGGAGGCTGTAGACAGCGGTTTGCAGATCGCGATAGCCGGCCACTCCGGCAGGGGTCGCGCCAAAACCTAGCGCAGCAATGTCACGATCGTTTAGGACCGTGTACTCGCGCTCTGTGACTCTAGCCATTCAACGGTTCCAAGTTGGCGTCCAGCCGGGCAAAAGCGATTGGCGCCGAAGCGATGCCCCGGAAGCGAAAGCTTCTCCATCGGCGGAATTTGCCCAGCCGGCGCCACTGCATACGGCTGTCACGGTCTCCAACCGTTCCAGAAGCCAAGTACCGCTCGTTGCTGTACGTGCGACCATCGTCTGTATAAGCCATACTTACGCCAGTTACGTCGCCTCGGCCATCAAGCGGGATCAGCTCGAGCGAGTTGACGATCGCTCCCGCCCCCTCATTGTAGGCGCAGGGGGTGTCAAAGCGGAAAGCAGCTGGCTGGCCCATCACCGTGGCGATATGATCGTCTACCACGCCCAACGCGCCCGACGAACCGCACCACCAGACACCGCTTACTAGCGTGAAGTGGCGCACAGGGTATGACTGATCCGCCGCGGCTCCACCCTGAAGCTTGCTCCACACAGGCACGTCGAGCAGCTGCGAGGCGGACCAGTGGTAAATCCACGACCCGGTAGGCAGGTGTACCATCAGCTGATTAAGGCCGCTATCCTGCATCGCCTCCAATTCCACCACAGCCAATTGCTCGTCGGTCAACTTTGCTAGCTCTGCGTCCAGTTCCTGCGGGCTAATCTTAATGGCCTGCCCAGCGCCGCCAAGATGGATCGACGGCGTCTCGTTTCGAGAAGATCCGCAGAAGGCAAACGTTTCGACGAAGGGTGTAAAGGCATGAGGACCGACACACCCTTTCGGGATCTGCGAGCCGCGCGAGCGCTGGAACGGAAAGCCCGTCCCGCCGCCGTTGATGAACTTCTCAATTGAGTAACGGTTAAGCGCGTATACCTCACCACGTAGCGCCATGACGGCAACAATCGGATCCGGGTCAGCTTCCGACGAACCGTATTTGAGCGGGTCGACCGACGACGGGTCGCTCAGCTCGGTCACGACGATGTATGATCCGTCCGTGGTGATAAAGTAGCCATCCGACCACGTGACCGAAAGGACCGTCCCCAGATCCGGGTCTGTAACCTGGTCAAAGCCCGCATTGCTGAGGTAGTACAGCCTCCCAGCCGAGGCGATGCCCAGCCGCCCGAACCCCTCGGCGAAGGTAACGGGTTTACCGTCATCGGCGATCTTCCCCAGCACGGACAGGCTGGTATCTGTCACCTCCACCACCTGCTCGCCCACCACGCGAATATGGCGCGTTCCGTAGATAGCCCCGCCGCGGTCTGCCGGGCTTTCGTGCACCTGGCGGATACCGTGCGCGAGCCTGAGATAGCCTTTGCTGATCCCCGTGCCGTTCCCGTCTCCTGGCTGCGCGACAGGGATGAGGTTGACCGGTACGCTACGTGCGAAATCAGGCGTTTCCTTGGCGTAGATACCGCTTAGGATAGCTAGCTGAGCCATCAGATAGCCTGCGCCAGATACGTACCGTCAGGGGCAATCAAGTAGTTACCGTCGACGTCGGTCATCAACGCGTAGCCAGCGGGCGCAACGGGTTCCCCTCCAGCGCCTAGATTCCCGCTGACGTTGACCCAACGCGAGCGGTCCCCGGCGCCGCGGATGCCTAGGCGAGGGCGGCTTTCCACGGGAATAATCAGCGTGCTGGAGATGGCAAGATTATAGCCCCGTCGCGCATCCCGGCTAAGCTGAGGAGACACCGCCTTCCCGAAGTCAGGCGCAAGACGCACCGCGAGGTTATTCCAGATAGGGCCGTCTGCCCATGCGGGAGTGGTCATCTCAACCGCGTCGTTGGCATCGTCATCCGGCTCGACATAGTTTAGGGCAATGCCCTCCTGCTCCCACTCATTGAGCATCGCAGTCAGTTCACGCCGCGCCATTTCTTTCTCGTCTGGCGACAGGTCAAACTCATACGACCCGAGTGCAATGCGCCCGAACGCGCGAGAGAGAATGAGCGAGCGGGTGGTCATTAGCTGCCCTTCATATTTACGTGTGCGGCATTGACCGTGCCAATAAGCGCCAGGGTTGCCGCGTTGTTCGTGTCGACCGTCTTGATCGGAAGCTGCCCTGGGTAAGTCAGTGACGAGGTGGCATTAAACGTGTTGTTGTTGCACTCATGCGGCGGACCGTTGAGACCCAGACAATAATCCAGCATCTGGTGCAGTACAATCTTATTCCATCCGTTCTTCCAATCGAAATGGAAGCTCTCGCCAGGCATCACGGTCCGCGGGGTGCCGAGCGCCGACAGCTTGGCCTGCATCATCGGATCGCTGTCGAGTGACCAGTAGCGGTAATCGTCCCATCCATGCGTCGGATGGGTGGTCTTCAGTTCGAAGTCCGGCACCTTGTACCAGCCGTTCGGGCAGACGTCGATCGCGCCGGTGGTGTTGTCGCCGACCGCGTAGCGAAAGTGACGATAGCCGTCCGGCGACATGACGTTCCAGCCGTCCCAGCACTGCGGCGCGTTGCCCTCGGCGTAGATGGCCGAGCCGTCGACACAGCGCCCCTCCCACGGGTCGGTGCCGTCTGCCAGGACGAAACTGCGGCTGTAATAGCCGCCGCCCTTGACGTCCGCCTGTACACCGTTCGCCAGCAGGCAGGCGTAACCGATGAAGCCGTTCGTGCGGTAGGTGTAGCGCCCTGGCGTAACTGTGCAGTTCGTACCCGGCCCACCGTTGGCAACGTCGAGCTCGTTCTTGACGACGCAGTCGTTAGGATCGTCCATGTTGACGCCGCCGATGAAGCCGAGCAGCGTGTGCAGGTACTGCAGCTTGTTGGTTTGCGGGTTCACATTGTCGCGAGGGACCGTGTAGTAGACGGTGTTGGTTGTCGCGCTCCCGGCATACTTTTTGCCGTTGATCGTCTTGTCCCAGCAGGGCTCCCAATAAGCCGTCGATTGCATTGAGAAGCCAAACGCCGAGGAGGCGTTGCGCGTACGTAGGCTCTTGCGCGTGCTGTACGCGGTCGGCGCCTTGTTGCCGAAGAACTCATGGCAGTGTGACACCCCCGGCTTGCCAAAATACCGGATCATGTCGTCCTTGAGATGGATCGTCTGAGCCACCGTGGTGCGGAACTTCTTCTCCGCACAGGTCGAGGGCGCCACGTCCACCGTGCACGCCTCCCACGCGCCGTTGGTGTAGTTGGTATCGACCGTGTCCCAACTCTCGTCCGGCTCCGGGTGAGTCGAGAAGGCGGGGGCGATGCCGCCAGCAGCGTTGCTGCCGTCGCCGAGCACATTGACCGCGTTGCCCGTGGCGTAGGTGGCCGCGCGCGGGGTATAGGTCCCCATGTCGGGATTGGCCGCGAGCGTCGTCGACTGCATCGACACGAAGCCCTGCACCTGCCTTGGCACGGGCTTGGGGCTGCTCGGCCAGAGCAGCAGGGCGGCCAGGACGACGATCAGGACGACCGCGGCGGCGATGGAGTGGCGCAGTTTCACAGGTGCCTCCTAGGCGATCGTATCGGTCAGGATGTTCGACCACACGGACCAGACGTAGCCACCCTGCCCATCCTCCCGGCCCACGCGCACGCGCAGTGCCCACGGCCCACTTGGCGTCGCGGTTAGATCAGGGAAGGTGACGTCGCCACCGACTAGGTCGCTCTGCGTGATCTGCTGGCGGGCTTGGCCGTTGAGCGAGCCTGCGGTTAGATTGGCGACAGCCGCAGCGATCGATGAACCGGTAGCGCGGTTGACGTCCCAGAAGTCGCCCGCGTTCAACAGTGAGCTGTCGACCAGGCGCCACGTAGCCGGCTTGGTGCCTGGCGTGC